AGTTCTTCGTAGCCCACCGAGGGGGGTCCGTATCCTGGCCGGAGCACACTGAACGCGCGTATTCCCAGTGCCCGATATTCAAGTTTCAGGGTCTCGAGATGAGTTGCGGACAGTCGAGCGACGGCGTGTGGTTCGGGTGCCACGACCAGTCGCTTTCGCGTCTTGTTCCGGCGCTCGCTAAGCCTGTGGACCAGTACACGTGGGACGAGATCAGAGCCGCTGCTTCTCAGACCGAGTATATGCCCGCCAGACTCGACTGGTTGATCGAGCACTACATCGACAGCCACGTTCTAGTCGTAGACCCGAAGTACAAGACCGGAAAGTGGGAAGAATTCCTGGCGGTCTTCAAGGGGCTGGAGAACAAGATCATCTTCAAAGCATACGGCGACACGCAATGGGCGTTCGACCCGATTCGCGCCAAAGGCGTGAAGACGTGGGGGTATGCTTACGCCGGCGACAAGGACAAAGCCTGGTATGCGAACTGGGCCGCGGGAAAGACCTGCGATGTTCTCAGCATGGAGTACACCGCGCCGCAGGATATCTGGACCGCGCTCAAAGCCTCGGGCAAACCACTGGTCTCACACATTCCTTCTGTCCCAGAATCCGTCAAAATGGGTTGGGACAAGGGGGCAGACGGTACGATCTGCTCAAACCCAAAGGCGTGCATGCCTGCGTGTGCGTGAGAGGAGGATGGATTGACTGTAGCTTCATACGCTGCTGGATGTGCTAGGTACTATGCTGATGACGCTAACATCGGATACAGCCAGCCTGAACGATGGACCTTCTACGACCAGTCCGACTGGGACGGTTGGTTCCACGGAATTGCGGCCAACGCGGATTGCTCGGCGCTTGTCGCGGGATGCTACAACCTGGCTGCCCACCACGAGTGGGGCGAGCCTTTCACCGCGGGATACTTCCCGAAGTCGACCTGGACCGGATCCCTTCGTGAGGAGTGCGCTAAGCGCAACTTCGCGGATATTTCAGACTCATGGAACGGTAACGAGCCTGACGGCGGCTTCGAGGTTGGCGACATCGTCCTGAGCGAGGCTGCTTCCGGAGGCCGTGGGCACGTGGCTATCGTGACCCAGACCGGTCCGACGGTCCTTGCTGAGGCCTGGATCGCGGAAGACGGTTCCATTGACGGTTACGCTGGTGACCAGACCGGTGGCGAGGTTCGCACGATCCTCTACAACGACCACCCGTACACCAACGGAGACGCCTGGACCCACTGCCTTCGCCGCAGGGACAATCACGTCTCCGTGGACGACGGTACTCGTTCCGCGAGTTCCAGCTCTTCGTCCTCGAACGGCTCCAGTCCTTCAGCCACGAGTATCCAGGATGCAGTACTGCAGGCCGCCGACAATGTCGGTTGCCCGTGGTGGGCAGCCCTTGCCTGCTTGTGGATGGAAACCGGTTTCGAAGGGGCGAACATCTACGGCAACGACGCTGGTGGCGCCTGTTCCGGATGGGGTGAGGTCACGAAGGAGAACTTCGAGAACGACTTCTGGCCCGTCGTTTCGAACTGGGGGACATCCAACGGTGTCGGCCCTCTGCAGGTGACTTACAACGGCTACTTCATTCAGGATCCGAACCGTGCTTGGTGGGATCCGGAGAAGAGCGCGGAAGTCGGTTGCACAATTCTGCGCGATCTGATCGCTTACGAAGGCGATTCGTACGAGGACCTTCGTCGAGTCGGGTCTCGCTACAACAGCGGAAATGCTTCGGGTGCTTACGACTCCTACGGCGTTCCGTTCTCGCAGCACTGCGAATGGTGGTACAATCACGGCCGTCCCTCAGGCGGCGGAGAGGAGTCATGGATGAGTGAGGGTGTTGACATTCTCAAGGAGATGAACGCTCGCCTGATCGAGATCTCGGACCAGACCGGTTCCGGCATTGCGGGTCGCCGTTTCGACGGCCCCCTGGTCGGTTGGTTCAAGACCGTGAGCGGCCAGCTCTCCACCCTGAACGACAAGGTCGACGCGCTGTCGGCCAAGCTCGACCAGAAGTGATCTGAGGAGGTCCAGCCATGCCTACGGGCAAGTTCAGCGGGCGTTTTCCCGCGTGGTCCGTCGTTCAGGTGGACTGTCTCGACGGCGACACGTTCGTCAAGTTCGTGGACGGCACCGGGCGTCTGACCGGTCAGGTCGATTACCGCGAGAAGCTAGACGCTCGCGTTTGGTGTCACGTCGGCATGGCTGAGGCCTATCGTCTCGTTACGCTCGACGCGTCCAGGGTCACAGATGTGTCTCTGGATGTGCCGGGCGCCAACGGAGGCGACACGAAAGAGTTCGAGCGACAGATAGACTTACTGGCCCAGGACGTTTCGCCGTTCGTCAAGGGGCACAGGTACTACAGCCCGGTCACCTACTTCTGGCCGGACTACTACAACGGCGCGACGTCAAAATGGAATAGAACTCTCGGATACGGCTCGTCCCTCGGCGTTGTCATCATGAACCGGAACAGCGGGGACTGGGAAACGTTCGACGCCGACTTCCAGAAGCAGGCGGCTAGAGCGCTTTCCGCCGGAGCTAAGCGCTGCGTCTTCTACGTCAAGACCCAGTACGGCGTTGCCGAGCTTCCGAAAGACGACCCTGCTCGCGCAGGAGTGCCCGACGTTGACAAGTACACCCAGGACTACATCCTCCAGCAGATCGCTTGGGCGAAGAAGAACTACCCGAACGAATGTCAGGGGGTCTTCCTCGACGAGGTGGTCAACGGCTGGGGTGCACAGGCACCCAGACTCGACTGGTACAGGCAGCTGTTCAAGAAAATTCGCGATCTTTACGGCAAGCAGTTCCTCATCGTCATCAACACCGGGTCGAACATCGCTGACGACTTCGTTGGTGCGGATTTCGACATCTGCATGTGTTTCGAGGAGAAGGCAGAGACCTACCTCAAGAACGATGCAATGAAACCCGTAATGACCGACCGGATGATGCAGGAGCCGGCCACTCGCTGGTGGCATGTTATCCACGACGTCACCAAGGACAACTACCAGAAGGTCGTGAACCAGGCGGCGTCTCTCGACGTGGCGCACCTCTACATCACCGACGGCCAGCTCGTCAAGGGCGAAGGCGGTCAGTGGAAGCCCGAGGTGAATCCATACCAGAATCCTCCGAGTGAATGGCTCATGCCTCTCACTATCGCATGGGTCAACGGCTACCTCGACATCCTTAACCGGGTCATAGCTCTGGAGGCCAAGCAGAAGTGAGTGTCTCGCTCTCGCTCGACGGCAAGTTCGTCAAGACCGAGGCGTGGCTCACCAGGCTCAAAGAGCAGGAGTACCTCGACGTACTCAAGGACTGTGGCCAGCGGGGTGTGGACGCATTGAGCGATGCCACCCCCGTTGACACGGGGCTCACCTCGCAATCCTGGACCTATAACATCGAAAAAGGGTCCGGTGTCGGCCGTATCGTGTGGTCGAACACTCACGTCGTCAACGGTGTCAACATCGCCGTGATTCTCCAGTACGGACATGGCACCGGAACAGGCGGCTATGTCCAGGGCAGGGATTATATTAATCCGGCCATGAAACCCATATTCGACGAGATCGAGCAGAGAGTGCTCAAGGTGGTGAATTCCGTATGAGTACCATTGAAGACAAAGTCGTATCCCTCAAGTTCGACAACAAGCAGTTCCAGTCAGGGGTTGCTGAGTCTCTCCAGTCCGTTGAGAAACTCAACACGGGCTTGAAAATGGAGGGCGCTACCCAGGGGCTCGACAACGTCGCGAATTCTGCAAGGCGTCTGACATTCGGTGAGGCCATCAGCGGTGCCGGGAACCTGATCTCGAACATGAGCGTTCTCGGGGTATCGGGCATCGCAGCACTCGGGGGGATTGCGTCGAAAGCCGTCTCCGTCGGAGCGGATTTGGTCAAGTCCCTCTCGATCGAACCGGCGCTCGACGGTTTTCAAGAGTATGAGATGCAGCTCAACTCGGTTCAGACGATTCTCGCCAACACGGCGAGCAAGGGCGAGGACATCAACAGCGTCAACGCCGCTCTGGACGAGTTGAATACGTACGCGGACCAGACCATCTACAACTTCTCCGAGATGACTCGGAACATCGGTACCTTCACGGCGGCCGGTGTGGGTTTGAAGGACTCGGTGTCCGCCATTAAGGGTCTGAGCAACCTTGCGGCTGCCTCCGGCTCTACCAGCGCCCAGGCGTCAACGGCCATGTATCAGCTCTCGCAGGCCATCGCTACCGGCACTGTTCGACTCATGGACTGGAACTCGGTGGTCAACGCCGGAATGGGCGGTGAGCAGTTCCAAGAGGCCTTGAAGCGCACTGCTCGCATTCACGGCGAGGCGGTGGACGAAGCCATCGCGAAAGAGGGGTCCTTCCGCGACTCCTTGCAGGACGGATGGCTCACGTCTGAGGTCATGCTCGAGACATTGAGCCTGATGACCGGCGACTACTCCGAGGAAGCCATCCGAGCGATGGGGTATACCGAGGAGGAGACCCAGGCGATCATGGAGTTCGCGGAGACCGCCAAGGGTGCCGCGACTCACATCAAGACCTTCTCGCAACTTGTCGGAACTGTCAAAGAGGAACTGGGCTCCGGGTGGGCCACCACTTGGCGGATCGTTCTCGGCGACTTCGAGGAGGCCGAGCAGCTTTGGACAAGTATCGGAAACGTAATCACGTCCAAGATCTCCGATATTTCCAGCGCCAGGAACAAGATGCTTCTGGAGTGGAAAGAACTGGGTGGTCGAGACGAACTCCTGCGCGGACTGAAGAACTCCTTCGAGGCACTGATCAAACCAATTCAGGCTATCGGTAACGCCTTCGGGAGAGTGTTCTCCGGACCATCGGCTCAGGGACTTTACAACGTCACGAAAGCCTTTGCGGACTTCACGGCCACGCTGGTCATGAATGATCGAACGATGGAGGTCATCACCTCTGCGTTCGAGGCTCTGTTCAGCGCCGCCAAGCTGGGCCTTGATATATTCGTCGACCTGGCGAAGATCGTCGGCTCAGTCCTCTTCGGGGCGTTTCACATCCTCACGACCGTTCTCGGCATAGCGATCAGGTCTACAGGAGGTCTTGTCGGGGTCATCCGCGACGCTGTGAACTGGGTTCGAAACTGGTACGAGTCCCTCAATCTGTCCGAGCGCGTGATCACTGCGATCACAAATGCCTCGAACAGGATGGCGGACGCCATGGCTCGCACGGTCACCTGGACCAGGCAGCTCGTCGCGGGATTCAAACAGGGTTTCACTTCGGAATACGCCTCCACATGGGATCGCCTCACGGACGCCGTCGAGCGACTGTGGAAGGCGATGAAGATCGCAGGCACCGTCATCAAAGACGTGATCCTGGAGCCTTTCAGGCAGCTCAAGAACGACAGCGGCCCTGTTGGCGATGCGGTGAACGCCGTTGGAACAGCTGTGGGAGCCGCTGGAGCCGCTGCAGAGAAAGCGGGCGGATGGTTCGTACAGCTCAAGGACAAGATCGTCGCGTTCTTCCGTGGAGCGGACGAGAATTCCGAGGGATGGGGCAAGTCGTTCGCCGATAAACTCATCCCTTTGACGGACCAGCTCATCGACAAGATCGATCGTCTCTCCGACCGCACCATGGTGTGGGGAAACACGATTGCGAACTGGGTCTCGCCGCGCGCTCAGGCATTGGCTAAGCACGTCGACGAACTCCGGTCAAAATGGAGTGATTTCAAAGAAAGTCTCGGGGACGTCGACTTCTCGTGGACCGATAAACTGAAGTCCGCAGTCGCCGCTGTCGGATCCGGAATCGGTAACGTGTTCTCCGGAATGAAGTCCGGGAGCATCGACTGGTCTCCGTTCACCAAGGCGTGGAGCGATCTTAAAGAGATCGTCTCGCATTACACTGAGCGGGTGAGAGGCGCCATTTCAGTGACGTCTCAGTTCGTCAAGAATCTGGATCTGGGAAGTAAAGTCTCCTCCGGGTGGTCGAACTTCCTCGACCTGCTGAAGAACATCATCGGGTTCCTCTCCAAGCTCGGAGAGTTCGCGGTATTCGTCGGCGGTAAGATCAAGAATGCACTCGAACCGATCTTCGGCGGAATCCTAAACCAGTTCAAGAACGGCGATTGGCAGGGGCTCTTCGACAACCTTGTGAAGGGCGGTGCTCTGGCCACATTCGTTGTTCTGGCCAAGAAGGTGACAGACACCCTCAAAGCCATGAAACAGACGTTCGAGGGCTGGGCTGGAATCGGCGATAGCGTTAAGGGCGTCATCGACGGATACGCCGAGAGCATGGAAGCGGCCACCGGTAAGGTGAAAGCCGAAACGCTCCTCATCTACGCTGCGGCTATCGGCGTTCTGGCAGCTGCCTTGTGGATCCTGGCTCAGGTTCCTGCGGAGAGCGTTATGGCCTCTGGCATTGCCATCGGCGTGGCATTCACGGCCATCACCAAGGCCATGGAGAAAATGAACGACTCCATGAGCGCCGTCTCATCGGGCAAGATGATCGTTCAGGCAGCAGGCTTGATCCTGGTTTGCACGAGCATCATCATCCTCGGACACGCCATGCAGAATGTTGCTTCTCTCGGCTGGGGCGGAATCATGAAAGGCCTCGTCGGAGTCGGAGCGGCCATCGGAATGCTGGTTGTCCTGGCGAACACTATGGGATCTCCGCGTCAGCAGACGAAGTTCATCTCGTTCGGGCTGGCGATGAATCTCATGGCCGCGGCAACGCTCGTCATGACCAAGGTCGTCAAGAATCTTGGAGAGATGGACACCGGGAGCCTCATTCAGGGCGAACTGGCTCTGGCAGCGCTGCTTGTCATCGTCGGAATCTACGCCGAGATCTCGAACAAGAAGGTCAGCATCGGCTCGGCCTTGGCGTTCCTGGCCATTGCCTACGTCTTGAAGCAGCTGAGCGGTATTATTTCGGAATTCGCGTCAATGCCGTGGTCCGACTACCTCAAGGGCGTTGTCATGATGGGACTGGTGCTCGCCGGGCTCATCGTCGCAATGAACTTCAGCGACTCCAATATCACCGGTGCAGCCACGTTGATGGTTGCGGTCCTCGCCGTCAAAATGGCAGCTTCTGAGATAGCCAACATCGCCTCCATGGACTGGGGGACCTATCTCAAGGGTGTCACCATGATGGGACTGGTGCTCGCAGCTTTGGTTATCGCCACCACTCTTGCGGACGGTGGAATCCTTGGAGCTGCTGGTATTATCCTGACGGCCCTGGCTATCCAAATCCTGGTACCAGCACTCCAAGCACTGGCCGAAATGTCATGGGCTGAGTTGCTTGAAGGGCTTACGGGTCTCGGTCTGGCTTTGGCCGTCGTGGTCGTCGCGGGGTACGCAGCGACCGGTGCGGCTATCGGACTCCTGGCTCTAGGCGTGGCTATCGGCCTTATCGGCGCAGGTGTCGGTCTAGCGGCCATCGGTCTGGCAGCGTTCATCGAGGCGCTCACGGGGCTATTGTCCCTAGGGGGTCAGAGTGTCGAACTGTTCCTGCAACTGTGTCAGGGCCTGATCGACATGCTGCCCTCTCTCGGCACGAACGCCGCGCAGGCGCTGATCAACTTCTGCCAGGTCTTGGTCGACAATCAGCAGACGGTCGTCGATACGATCACTCTGCTGATGACAGCGATCGCTCAGGCGGCTATCAACTCTGCCCCGACCATCGTTGAGGCGTTCGGAGTCATCACTATGGCTATCCTCAACAAGTTCGTCGAGCTAACGCCGCAGGTGACGCAGGCCGCATTCGATATGATCATCGGGTTCATCGATACCTGTACGGCGAACATGCCGACATTGGTGTCCTCGGGGGCCAACCTGATTCTGTCCTTCCTGCAAGGCCTGAACGACTGGATTCCGACGATCGCCGACGCTGCTACGACCGCCATTGTGACCTTCATCACTGCCATCGGCGACAACTCTCCAAGGGTGGTCAACGCCGCGTTCGACACCGCGATCAAGTTCATCAACGGTCTTGCGGACTCTATTCGCAACAACAAAGACCGTTTGTATGACGCGTGCGGGAACCTGGTGGACGCCATCAAAGGCTTCATCATGGAAGGCATCGAGCGAATCAAGAGCCGTATCAAGTCTAAGGCCGGGGAACTGGGTAGCCACCTGGTTGACGGTATCAAGAACGCCATTCGAAACGGAGTTTCAGGCGTCGTCAACCAAATCCGGGACTTGGCCAACCGGGCCATCGCCAAGGCGAAGGATTTCTTCGGAATTCACTCGCCTTCCAGGGTCTTCTACGAGATCGGCCAGTACAATATTCAGGGTCTGGCCAACGGTCTCAGAGACTCCGGTGAGGCGATCGGCGCTATTTCTGACCTGAGCGACACTTTGACCGGGTCGATGAAAGCCGCTATGGACAGTCTCGACTACTCGAGTTATCTCGACGAGTCGACTATGAGCCCCGAGATCAAACCGGTGATGAACCTGGATAACATCACCGAGGGTGTCGACCAGATGCAGAAGCTCCTGAATCAGGACAGTCTCGTAGCACCGGTAACGGCTCAAATGGCTTCGCAGGCGGCCGCACAGCCTGCCGTCACGGCCCAGCCGCAGCCTCAGGCTACAGGCGATAGGCCATTCGGAGACGCGCAGTCGGTTGTGTTCAACCAGTACAACACGTCTCCTCGAGAACTGTCGACAGCGGAGATCTATCGACAGACGCACAACCAGCTGAGTCAGGTAAGGGAGGCTATGTATCAGCTATGATCCGCACCATCGTCCTCACCAATCCCGGTGGCGAGACGTTGGCGCTTGATCTCTTCGAGCCGTGGAATACCGGGATCGCCGTCAAGAACGTCGACGGTCTCGGTCCCGGCAAGGCCGATATTAACACCACCGACCTTGCCCTCACCGACTCAGCTCTCTTCAACGGTTCCAGGGTGCAGAAGCGCACCATCTCTCTCACCCTGGTTCCGATGGAGACCACCACGCAGGACGTGGAGCAGTCCAGGCAGAAGATCTATCGGTTCTGCCAGATCAAGCAGCCAGTACGCATCACCGTGTATGCCGACCACCGTCAGGTATATACTGACGGATATGTCGAGTCCTCAGAGCCTGACATCTGGTCGAACCTGGAATCTCACAAAATCTCAATCCTCTGTCCTTACGGTTATTGGTATGACAACCGTGAGGATGCTTCGGACCTTATCAACTTCGACGTCGAGGAGCCATCGTTCGAGTTCTCCTGGGAGGATCCTCTCCCCGATTCCCCCACACTGGAGTTCTCACGCACCCTGTCTGACAAGACAGCTGTGGTGAACTATGAGGGTGATGTTGAGGCCGGTTTCCTTCTGCGTATCAAGATACTCAAGGCTAATCCGCTTCCGATCACCTTGACCGAGACGGTCTGGCAGCAGACGATGAAGCTCACAGGAAAGTGGACTCCATCGGCCACGGCGTATCAGCCAGCTGTCGGAGACACCATCGAAGTGGACACTCGCGTCGGTCGAAAAGGAATCTATCTGGAGAAACCGAACGGAACTCGCTACAAGGGGATGTACTTCCTGGACTTCAACTCCGACTGGCTGCTCATGCATCCGGGACGAAACGAATTCCACTATGCCATGTCTGACAAGACGGCTGTGGATATTCGATTCACTACAGACATCACGTATCAGGGGGTGTGAATGTATTTGGCCGTACTCGACGAGTCCTGCAACCTCACGCATCTCGTCGATGACTATATTTCGGTCGTGTGGACAGAGCGCTTCCATGGCTACGGTGATTTCAAGCTGGTCGTACCCGGAACGTACGCCAACCTCCAGGAGTACCAGCTGGATTACTACTTGTTCACCAAGGACACGAACAAGCTGATGATCATCGAGCAGGTCGAGATGGAAACGCACTACGGCGAGTCCAGCACCCTCACGATCACTGGTCGCTCGATCGAGTCCGTCCTTGACAGGAGAGTACTTCACCCGTATCCGGTGAACGACTACACCATCTGCGCCAAGCACGAGTCCACTAACGGCATCATCCGTGACGTCGTCAAGGACATGACGAACCTTCTGTTCAAGGTCGACGATCCGAGTCACCCAAGACATGTGCAGGGCTTCCGCTGGTATCATCCCTGGGATCTGCCCGCCGATATTCTCCATGGCCGTGATGGAAACGCCATGGATATAGGGTCGATGCGGCTCGGATCCAACGAAGCGATCAGGACGTCCTCCGGTACCCACGTCGAGAATGCAGGGGTATACGGGGAGGCCACTTGGGACCAGTACATCATGCAGGGCTCGTGGTACACCTTGATGCAGGATATCACGGACCTCAATATGAGCGGGTGGGCGATCGAGTTCGCCGACAACAATCCGTGGTACTGGTACGGGTATGCATATCTTGGGATCAATCGAACGGATTCGCAGAGCACGAACCCTCCCGTGACGTTCTCGCCCTCGTTCGAGAACCTGTCCAAAGGCACATATCTCAAGTCCAAGGTCGGAACTCGAACGAAGATCTTCTCCGGACTTCAGCAGGTGCATGTCACCTCGGGTATGGAGCAGGAATACATGTGGCAGACGGACGTCAACATCCAGAACGAGTCCGTGGTCGTCGGCACCAATGGTCTCGGCCTGAGAGAGGGATATCTCGAGAATCCCGGGGTTATGACGCATAACGGCTACCTGGCCACGAGTGCGAACTCCGCGAGAACCGGGAACACGGGCGTGGACCCCGAGGCCGCCAGAAGGCAGCTGAAAGACAAGTGCAACACGGAACTGTGGAAGCACATGCCTATTCAGATGTACGAGGGCGTTGCCGCAGTCAACTCGATCTACAAGTATCGCGAGGACTTCTTCCTGGGCGACTTCGTGCAGATCGAGAACGAGTACGGCCAGAAGGACGTCGCCCGGGTGACCGAGTACGTTCGTTCGTCAGACGTCAACGGGGACACCTTCTACCCCACGTTCTCGTCTTTGTCAGATCTACAGAAGAGTAAGCCGGGGTTGAACATCAAATGACGCTTACCAGTGGTTTCTACTCCTCGAAGGACGGGGACCGCAAGTATTCAGCAGAACAGATGGGTGAGCTCTTCGACGGCCTCATCCATTACGGAATCTACCAATCATATGGGCAGGCCCTGGGAGTCACGGCGATCAGCGGGAAGTGGGCCGTTCGCATAGGTACAGGTCGCGCGTTCCTCAACAAGACTTGGGTGCACAATGACGCGCCGTACGACCTTCCGCTCGAGCAGCCGGACGTCACCCATCCTCGCTGGGACCTGGTATGCTTGCGCATCAACAGAGACCCGTCGGTCAGGGCTGCTTCGTTCGCCGTCTACAAAGGCGTGTCCAGCAGCAATCCGCAGGTCCCGAACGTGCGAAACACGGACCTTGACAAGTGGTATCCCCTGGCGAGGATTCGCACGAGTCCCGGTATGCAACAGGTCACGTACAACCAGATCTGGAATGCTAGAGGTTCGTCCGCCACCCCTTGGGTGACCGGCGTCGTCGAGAGTCTTGACGCTTCGACCCTCTATGCCAAGTGGGACGCCCAGTACGAGCAGTGGTCCTCCAAGGAGCAGCAAGCGCAATCTCTGAACTTTCAGAACTGGATGTCCGAACAGAAGTCGGACTACGAGTCCTGGCGCAACACCTTGAAGACCACCCTCGACGGGAACGCTGCGACGAAACTCGCCCAGCGTCTCGACAGCGTCGAGAAACAGATCTCGTCATTCACGCAGGGCGTGGCGATCAAGGACGTCCTTCTGGACGCTCAAGACGGCGCAGAGATACAGGACCATGCGGGCAACCCCATCAACGCCCAGCGCCTCTACATGATGGTTTGAGAAGAGGAGTACATCTATGAAGATCTCGGACTATCCCGAGGCCACATACATCGGTCCGAACACCGATTACTTCGTCATTCAGAACGGTACCACCAGCACGAAGAAGATCAACGCGGACTCATTCCGTTTCGCGATGTTCGACAACGTGCCGATGATGCATCGTGTCCTCGCCAGAGGCTACAACCTCGGTTCGTCGTTCACGAGTCAGCAGCAAGCCGCTATTTCCTCAGGTCAGTTCACGAACTTGTGGATCGGTGACTACTGGACTACGGGCGACACGAAGTGGTACATTGTCGATTTCGACTATTGGGGTGCGTGCGACTCGTCGATCGGTCGCCACATCGCGGTTATGCCCGACCGTAACACGTCTTCCGCGGTGATGCACCGAGGCGAGTACTGCGGCGGATTCAGAAACAGTGAGCTATTCGCGGCCCTGAACGATAACCCGAAGACGAACGCCACGAAGGCCTACGGTCTCTTCGGAGAGTCGCATATTCTTGCGCATAACTCCTGGTTCGAGAACCGTTGGGACACGGACACCAAGTACGGGGGCACGGTTCGCGAGGAGGGATACCGCCTCTACGCCCAGGGCGGCGAGGTGTTCAAGATCAAGGTGACGATTCCCACCGAGCAGATGCTGTTCGGCGCCCACGTTAAGCAGTCGTTCCAGAACGGCTCAGAGGGCGCATACCGGGCCGAGTGTCGCCAGCTTCGGTATTTCCAGCTGTTCAATCACCAGAACCCGAACGAGGATTTCTGGCTCCGCGACCAGACGTGGGCCAACTACTTCAGCGCCTGGAAGGGGAACCTCGCTCGTGATGAGATCATGACGAGCTCTCTCGGAATCAGGCCTGTTCTGGCTATCGGAGGCTGACACGTGCGCCCAGAGCTCACTATGATATTGACCATCATGACAAGTGTGCTCGCGTCTAGTGGTCTATGGGCATTCTTGGATCGCAGGGCGGAAAGGAAGGACGCTCGAACACAGCTCCTTCTCGGTATCGCGCATAACCAAATAATGGCTCTCGGGACGGCGTATCTGTCTCGAGGATATATCACCATCGACGAGTACGAGGATCTGCAGAAGTATCTGTATTCCCCGTATTCGTCTTTCGGTGGTAACGGCATGGCCGAGAAGGTCATGAAGGAAGTCCAGGAACTTCCCATACATTTTCCGGAGACTCGCAAACACTACAGACCGGAGGACAAGCATGTCTAACTCCACCTACGACAAGGCCAAGTGGGTTGCCCTCACTCTGCTTCCCGCACTGTCGGCCCTCTACGTCGCTCTCGCCGCCTCGCTCGGCTGGGGTCACGTGGATGCGGTTGTCGGGACCATCGCCGCCGTTGACACCTTCCTCGGCACGCTGCTCGGCATTTCGGCCAAGAACTACACCCCGTCCACCGATGGCGTGCTGCACGTCGACCACGGCAAGCAGGAAGTCTACGCCGCTCTCGAGAAGCCGGCGAAGGACCTCGCCGAGAACAAGACCGTCACCCTGGCGGTGAACGAGGTCGTCTGATCGCGTCCTCAACATGTCCTATAATGAGAACCCCATCTGAAAGGACAACCCGAAATGAACACTCCAGAACACGATGCTGAGAACGCCCTGAAGGACGCTTACGCATTCATCGACGGAATGGACCCCGACGCGGAGGCGTACGCGAATGCGCTCGCCAACATCCGTGAACTGGAAGCCATCTGCGCGAAGCATCGAGACGAAACTCGGCGTGCCGAGAAGCACGAGAGCGAACTCGACAAGCAGCGAGCAGTCAAGCTTCCGTCCCCGGACACGATCGTCACATGCGCGACGTCTCTCGTGTCGGTCCTTCTCGTCGTGAAAGCTGAGAGCATCCTGCCGGTTACCAGCAAGGCACTCGGATTGATCACGAAGGTCCGTATCTGACCGTTCAACGTCCCAGAACTCATATTCGAGCAACTAGCAAGAACATGGGTTCTGGGACTTGGATTCTAAAAATTCCCGGGTGGGGCGTCGGAACTCGCAATCTCAACATGCCCCATAATGAGACCCCGACTATTGGAAGGAATACACCATGTCCTACGGCACCAAGCTCAAGGAGATCGCTCTGCACGACTCGCTCGCGGTTTGGCTGTACCTCGACAATCTCGAGAAGACAGCTGATCCCGTGTACGCGAACGCGCTCGAGCGGCTTGCTTACGAGCGGCTTGCTCAGGATCACGTGACCGCCTGAACATATTCACACTCAACCCCACGAACCCCGTAACAAGGGTTCTGGGTTTCCCATGATAAGATAGGAGCACACATGGGTTCTGCACTGGTGACGACAGCGTCCAAGTGGATCGTCCGGAACCTCCCGGCCATCCTGACAGGGTCCGCCGTGGCTGGTCTTGGTGGAACAGTATATCTGGCCGTCAAGGCGGATCGAGAGGTCCAGGCGATCAAGCGTCGGCAGCGCACGTTCAACGAGAAGGATTGGAAGACCAAGTACAATGTCGCCTACAAGCTCTACGTCCCCGCAGCCCTCGCCGGTGCGGCAACAGCGGCGTCCATCGTGGGTGCCTTTGCAATCGGGAATCGTCGTCAAGCCGCAGCAGCCGCAGCCTACGCGTTCACGAAGGAGTCGTACGACCGCTACCGTGCCACGGCACGACAGGAGATTGGCGACGAGCGGGAACGTGAGCTTGCTACTCAAGCTGCTGAGCGAGTGAAGACTCCGGCTACTACGACGGTCGTGGGATCGGGGGATGTCCTGTTCTACGACGGGCACAGCGGTCGATATTTCCACTCCACGATCGAGACTGTTCGGCAGATCCAGAACAACCTGAACTACCAGCTGCTCAAGGGCGATCTTGTATCTCTGAACGACTTCTACGCGGCTGTCGGTCTTGAGCCGACGGATCTCGGCCAGCAGCTGGGCTGGAACGAGCCGAATTCGATCGACATTCGTTTCGGATCCACGATCACGGATGACGGTAAGCCGTGCGTTGTCACGGACTTCCTTCTCGAGCCCACGGAGGCCTGGTTCCGGTTCGCGTGACGAACACGGACTATAGTGAGAGAAAGGAACCACCATGACAAGTAGAATCTCATCCGTTGCTGGATTTGTCGCTGATGTCACTGCTAGTGCTGCAGCCGACGCGATTCTGATGTCGTTGTGTCCTCCCGCTGGCACCGCCGTTACGGTGATGCGCCACGTGGGGGTTCACGCGATTTCAGCTGCAGTCGGCTCCGCCACGGGCAAGTCGATCAGAGATCAGGTCGAGGAGACGGTCGAGACGATTCGATCCATGAAATAGTCCTGAACCGGAGAGCTCAGAGCCCCTAACACGGGCTCTGAGTTTCTCCATTCGCAAGCTCAACATGTCTTATAATGAGAACCCATCTATCCGAAAGGAATACTCATGTCTGAGAACACCTCCACCACCGTTGTTGAGAACGAGAACGAAGACGCCCCCTTCATCACGATCGACTGGACGCAGGCTGTTCCCGCGGCGAAGAAGTTCGCACGCATTGCTGCTCCCGCAGTCACCGGCATCGCGCTGGCTGTGGTGATCCGCAAGGTCGTGAAGAACGCTTCGAAGCAGGACGCCGACGTGGCCGATCTGACCGAGGGCGTTGACGTTCCCGAGATCGACTCGGCGGACGAGAACGAAGACTGACGAATCCATCTGACAGACACTCAACCCCATGGGCCCCTAACACGGGCTCATGGGTTATCATTTCACCAAGGAGCATTCCATGATTAAGCAGACCGTGACGGCCGAGGACTTCGACGGAAACTCGCACACCCAGACGCTTTGGTTCCACCTCAACAAGACGGACGTTCTCGCCCTTCAGCGCAAGCTGCCTCGAGGAATCGAGGACACGATCGCCACGCTTGCGAACAAGAAGCGCGAGGACGTCACCGACGAGGACACGTGGACGCTGTACGATTTCTTCAAGCTTCTGATGGATTCCAGCTATGGGCGCAAGTCTGCAGACGGCCTTCATTTTGAGAAGTCGGAGGAGATCCTCCACGAGTTCCAGTCCTCCATCTTCTATGACGAGTGCCTTCTCGGTCTTGTCCAGAAGGAGGAGAAGGCTATCGCGTTCTTCAACGGCATCTTTCCCAAGACGCTGATCGACCAGGCCAAGGCGGAGCACCCCGAGCTCTTCCCCGCCAACTGACTATAAAACGAAAGGAACACACATGTCCAGCAGCGTTCCGATTCGCGGAGCCCTTCCTGCGAACAGCAACCGTAAGCCCGTCGAGCGAGTTACGTCCAAACCGGCCATCGTAAAGGATCGCACAATCCAGCAGAAGGCGCGGGACGCGTTTCTCGGCGACGACGTGAAGAGCGTCGGTGACTTCCTCGTCTGGGACGTGGTCGTTCCGGCGGTCAAGAACACGATCTCGGACATGGTGACCACGGGCGTAAATCGTCTACTCTTCGGGGAGAACAGGACGCCTCTGAGCACTGCCCGGACGGATCACACCTCATATTCTCGAGTCTATCGGGATCGGGGTGACACCTCGTCCAGGAACCGGGGTTTCGTCAAGCCCGTGGGACAGTACGATTTCTCGAGGATCGTCATCCAGTCTCGAACCGAGGCCGAGGAGGTCCTGAACAACCTTGATCGGACGATCGAGGAGTACGACTTCGCCGCCGTCTCCGACTTCTACGATTACGTCGGTGTCAGCAAGGAGTACACTGACGACCGCTGGGGATGGCGCGATCTTCGAGGAGCCAGCATCATGCGAGTCGCCGAGGGATACGTCATCAACCTGCCTCGTCCGGAGTCATTGTGAGAAAAGAATACTCTAAATCAACCTCGTGGACCATTGTCGTCGCGGTCGTTCTCGCAGCGCTATGGGTGATGTGGATCTGCCCGGGAATCATCGCCAAGATCATCATCATGGTCGCCGTGATTAAGTCTCTCTTGGAAGAACTAGTGGAGGATCTCAAAGAATGAAAAATGTCGACTGGCTCTTCGTTCTGTTCTGGTTCCTGATCGTTTGCGCATATGCAGCGATCATCGTGGGGGCCCTGATGAACGGATGGGTTCTGTTCCTGGTCCTCTTGGGGGTTCTGTCGGCTGTTGCGCTCGTTGGTGCAGGAGGTAAGTGATGGGATTCAGCGCATTCTGCATCGTCTCTCTAGTTCTGTTCGTCGCTCTCATGGAATGGACGCTCAGATGAGTGTCTCGATCATCATCTTCGTCATTCTCGTCGGGATCGTCTGGGCCTGCTACGATGATTTCCCCGACTGACTCGGTGGTGGACGATGTCCTCACAGCAACCGTCTCCGCCCTGGCGGTCCTCAAGATCGCTGGGGCGGAGCGAGCGCTGGCATTTCAAACGCTGGCGTTCCTACATTATATGTCACCGAGGGTACGGTATTATGCGTCTATCACGAATGCGAGAGGCGCTGATCGGAATCAACCCGGATCGAACGGACTGGGTCAAGACCGTTAACGCCCTCCCCGATTCCAGAATCGTATACTTATATCACTCTTATCGCGAAAGGAACTTCATCAAATGAGTTCATCGATCCTGACCAGGGGCTTCGGTAAAGCCTCTCTGGTTGTATCCAAGCACGCCCCGGCCGTTCTCACGGCTCTGGGAGTTGCTGCTTTCACCACCAGCACCGCCCTGGCCGTCAAGGAGTCCTTCACCCTCACGGGCGAGGTGTACGACGACCTTCTCGAGATCAGCGAGCTCAAGGAGACTCCGGAGCCGTCGGAAAAGGAGGCTCAGCAGGAGCTTGCCGCCAGGCGCGCTAAGACTTACGGACGCTTTGTTCTCAAGGTCGCCAAGCACTACCGTCCCGCTTTGATCGCGGGTGCTATCGGCACCGTGAGCGTCGTTTCGGCGCACCGACTGTCCGCCAAGCGCATCGCGGGGCTGACCATGGCGGTTGCTGCCGCTGACGAGTCTCTGCGCAAGTACAAGAGCGCCATCGAGAAGGCGTTCGGCGCCGAAGCAGTCCAGGAGGCCTTGAGCAAGAGTCGAGAGGCGATCCTGTCCGAGGCCGTCAAGGTCGACGAGGACGGCAACGAGAGTGTCGATGACGCGAGTGTCCTCGACCAGTACGGCATGTCGCAGTACGCCGTGGTGTTCGACGAGAACGCCTCTCTGTGGGAGCCGAACGAGGATTTCGACATCATGATGCTGAACGCTCAGGAGAAGTACCTGAACAACAAGCTCATGTGCGATGGATACGTTCTTCTCAACGACGCGTACACTACTCTGGGTCTGCCCAAGACGTCTGCTGGAGCGGTCGTCGGATGGGTCTACAAGGGCGGTGAGGGAGACGGCTACATCTCCTTCGGGGACTTCGAGTCCTGCAATGTCCGCCACTACGACGCCGCCAGGGGTCGTGAAGTTACTGATTTCTTCCTGGACTTCAACGTCGATGGCGTGATCTGGGACAAGATCGATGAGGTTTCCGTCCGATGAATACTAAAGTTGCTATTGTTGCTGCTGCCGCGCTGGGGGCTGTCGCGGGCTTCGGCCTGGGATATTCTCTGGCGCGGCGCAATGCCGCACAGGAGAAAGATGAGCTTCAGGGCTCCCTCGAGGCGGCGCACAAGGACGTTGAGGTTTATGCGCAGCACGCGACCGAGTCCGCCAAGACCGTCGAGAAGCTCGAGGAGAAGAGCAAGCGTCTCGAGTACGAAAACGGTCGTATGTCCTACCAGGTTCAGCAGATGAACGAGGCGAAGCGCATTCGGAAGCTCGTCGAGGAGGACTACGCCAAGAACCCCGACATCATCGATGAGCCGGTCGATATGGAGCACTCGAGCCAGGAGGCTTACGAAGCTGTTCCTGAGAGTAAGCGCATGGAGGTCCGGTACTACACCGTTGACGACGTCCTCTGCGATTCGGACAACGTCGTGATCGAGGATGTCAATGGGTGGATCGGAGAGATGGGCGCCCAGAGCACTTTGGGGTATCTCACCACCTTCTACGTATACAACACCCACAAGGACCTGCAGATGAAGCTCGAGATTGTCGAGGATTCATACGAGCAGGATGTTCTTAGGAATATCGACGAATGAGCACCCTCGAGGATCTTGAGAAAGAGCGGCAGGAGGAGCGCTATTTTGAAATCCTCTACGACATTGTGGCCGCGGACCGCGAAGACATCACGGACCTGTCCTACAGGATGCTTCTAGGTGTCCTGGACGGTGTGGAGTTCAGGGACACCCGCGGTATAGACGCTAATCGCATTCAGGACGCTCAGGAACTTCGCGCTGATCTGATCGCCGACATGGGATTGGATCACACGTTCGTGCGTCCTTTTGCGAATGTGTCCCTTCTCGAAGTGATGATCGCCATTGCCGAGCGCCTCGGACAGATCACGGGCGACGAGGACACGGCGTTCTGGTTCTGGGAGATGGTCTCGAATCTAGTACTTGACGGAATTGACGACACCGAGTTCTGGTCGGACCCGGAGGACTACGAAGCCGAGATTCTCGATCGTGCTGACGATGTCATCAACATCAACTACGACCGAGACGGTCTAGGCGGCTTGTTCCTTCTCAGAGAGGGGGTGGCGCCTCAGGATATGAGAGACACTGAACTGTGGTACCAAATGCAGTACTACGCGAACGAGGTGTCTCCATTGTAAGGAGAACACATGAGTTTTTTCAAAGTGACGGAGTACGAGGACCATAAGACCAAGGTTCGCAAAGTCCGTCCGTCATACCGAAACACGTGCCCCGATGACCTGATCATTCGCGGAGGCGCTTTCTACGCGGTATATTTGCCTGAAAAGGGCTTGTGGTCCACCGAGGAATTCGATCTCGTGCACCTGGTCGACAAGACGCTCGAGTCGTATTCCTCCGAGCACGGAGATCCGAAGGTGATGAAGCTCGAGGACCAGGACAGCGGGCAGTACAAGTTGTTCAAGTCCTGGTTGCGCAACATGCCGGACAACCCCCGTGCTATGGATCGCAATATCCTATTCCGCTCTTCTCCAAAACGCAAGGAGGACTACGCCACCAAGCGTCTGTCCTACGATCCTGTCGAGGGCGACTGCAGCGCCTACGACAGGCTCATGGAGACGCTCTTCGAACCTCCCGAGAGGCAGAAACTGGAATGGGCCGCGGGCTCGATCCTTGCGGGTGATAGCAAGAAGATTCAGAAATTCTTCGTGTTATACGGTCGCGGTGGCGTCGGTAAGTCCACGTTCTTCCGGATTCTCAACATGCTGTTCGAGGACTACGTGGGAACGTTTCAGGCGAAAGCCCTTGGGCAGGCGCAGAACCGTTTCGCTCTCGAACCTCTCAAGTCGAATCCGTTGTTGGCGATCGACGATGACGGCGACTTGAGCAAGATCGAGGATAACACTCGTCTCAATCAGATCGTCTCCCATGAGAGGCAGATCATGGACGAGAAGGGGAAGGGTCTGTACGAGATCGCGTTCGACACGATGCTCTTCGTCGGTACGAACTCGCCGGTGAAGATCACGGACGCGAAATCCGGGATTATTCGTCGCCTGATCGACGTTCGCCCTTCGGGGCATCGTCTACCCAGAAGCCAGTACGAACTTTGTATGCAGGAGATATCCGAGACGATTCCCCACATAGCCGAGCACTGCCTCGAGGTGTATCGAGCTTTGGGTCCGTGGGCGTACGACGCTTACGAGCCTATTGCCATGCGAAGTAGGACCGAGCCCCTCTTCAACTTCGCGTTGGAAATGGAGGACGAACTCGACCGAGCGGACGGAATAACGCTTAAGCGGGCGTATTCGCTGTATAAGCAGTACTGCGACATGGCGAACATCGAGTACAAGATGCCGATGTACGTCTTCCGCGAATCGTTGAAGGACTTCTACGATACGTTCAAAGATCGAGATCAACGGAGCGGAACGAATCGCCGATCAGTGTACTACGGGTTCGACCACGATGCCCTTCGAGACAAGGACGGGATCGTTCAGGAGAAACCAGAATCGTGGTTGAAACTGGATAGCACGGACTCGTATCTCGACGAGCGGTATGCCGATAGACCGGCGCAGTACGCCACCCCGGACGGCCATCCAGGAAAGCCCTGGGATGACGTCACAAAAACTCTGAAGGAACTCGACACAAGGAGTGAGCACTTTGTCCGGCCACCGGTCAACGAGGTCGTCATCGATTTCGATCTCTCTGAAGGGGGATCCAAATCTCTTGAGCGCAATATTGCAGCCGCAGCTCAGTGGCCTCCTACATACGCTGAGCTCTCACGAAGCGGAGGAGGTATCCACCTCCATTACGTTTACGATGGAGACACCGACAGACTCCGCAATTTCATTGAAGACGGAATCGAGTGCAAAGTCTATCGAGGGAAGTCAGCACTCCGCAGGCGTCTCACAAAATGTGGAGGACGACCGACTCTTGCGCGACTTTCCGAAGGGGACCTCCCTCTCAAGGACGAACCTGTGATCTCGGACACCCGGATGAAGAGCGAGAAGTCCCTGCGCCAACTCATTCTGCGCAACCTTCGCAAAGAGGTACATCCCGGCACCAAGCCGAGTGTGGATTTCATTCGCAAGATCCTGGACGATGCGTATTCGTCGGACTTGTCGTATGATGTCTCGGACATGCGCAACCAGGTTATGGCGTTCGCAGCATCCAGCACCCATCACGGGGCGTACTGCCTCGAGCAGGTGGCTAAGATGCACTTTCAGTCCGAGAATGACGAGGAATCCGAGAACCCGCCCGTGTCGGATGGAGACCTCATCTTCTTCGACTGCGAGGTTTTTCCAAACCTCTTTCTCCTCAACTGGAAGGTCCAGGGGAACGAGAAGGTGGTCCGAATGATCAATCCGGACCCGGAGGAAGTTGAAGCGCTATGCAGGAATCGTCTTGTCGGCTTCAATAACCGAAGGTACGACAATCACATCCTCTACGCACGGATCATCGGGTATTCGAACTACGAGCTCTACAAGCTCTCGAAGAGGATCATCGAGTCCCACGTCAAGGCCGGATTCGTCGAGGCGTACAATCTCTCCTATACGGATGTGTACGACTTCGCGGCGAAGAAGCAGTCCTTGAAGAAGTGGGAGATAGAGCTCGGTCTCAAGCACGATGAGCTCGGTTTCGATTGGGAGGAACCGGTGCCCGAGGCGCACTGGGCACGCGTGAGCGAGTACTGCGATAACGATGTCATATCCACGGAGAAGGTGTTCGAGCACCTCCACGAGGATTGGGTCGCACGTCAGGTTCTCGCCAAGGTAGCCGGGCTTACGCCGAATCACTCGACTAACGCCCTGACAACCCGAATCATTTTCGGCAAGGAGAAGCATCCGCAGCTGGTCTACACGGACTTGAGCGAGATGTTTCCCGGATACAAGTACGAATACGGCAAGTCCACGTACAAGGGCGTGGAAGTCGGCGAAGGGGGTTACGTCTATGCTGAGCCTGGTATTCATCGTGATGTTGCTCTTCTGGATGTTGCATCACTGCATCCTACGTCCATTGAGCAACTCAATCTGTTCGGCGAGTACACGTCGCGCTTTTCGGAGATCAAGATGGCTAGGATCGCCGTCAAACATGGCGATACGGCATCCGCTGCTAGTCTGCTTGGGGGTGCTCTTGGTCCGTACCTGGGATCGAAAGAAGAGCTCTCAGCCCTCGCATATGCCCTCAAGATCGCCATCAACAGCGTCTACGGACTCACGGCTGCCAAGTTCGACAATCCCTTTCGGGACCCCCGTAACGTCGACAACATCGTCGCGAAACGCGGGGCCCTGTTCATGGTTGATCTGAAGGAGGCCGTGCAGGAGCGAGGATTGACGGTCGCGCATATCAAAACCGATTCGATCAAGATTCCTAACGCAACTCCCGACGACATCCAGTTCGTCATGGACTTCGGTAAGAGGTACGGGTACGATTTCGAGCATGAGGCGACATACGATCGTATGTGCCTTGTGAACGATGCGGTGTACATCGCGCATGACGAATCGGGATGGCACGCAACCGGCAAGCAATTCCAGGAGCCCTATGTCTACAAGAAGCTGTTCACCCGAGAGCCCATTGAGTTCAACGACTATATCCAGGCCAAGTCAGTCACAAGCCGGATGTATCTCGCACCCGATAGTGATGACATCGTACCGGAGGATCTCAAATTCATTGGTCGTGTGGGAACGTTCGTTCCGGTCGTCGAAGGAGGCGGAAGACTTCTACGCGAAACGCGTAGAAAAGACTCGAATGGACAAGACGTCATATCCTACGGAGCAATCGCAGGCACCAAGGGCTACCTCTGGATGGAGTCAGGGGACGCTCTTCTGACCGGGGCGCGAATCGACCAGCGATATTATGACAAGTTGGCCGAGGATGCCCTGGATCAGATTCGGAAGTACGGCGACGAAGAGACCTTCCGAGCCGTCTGACATTCGGCAGTGGGGTCTTCATCGCGAGCTCGACATGGCTTATAATGGAGACCCCACTATCGAAAGGAAAGACCATGAACAAGAAGCTCGTCAAGATCGCCGTTGCTGCGGTTGTCGCGGGTGCCGTCACAGGCATCTGCCAGGCCGCGTACGACGCGAAGGACGAAGAGACCGATCAGGAGAAGTGACTCCGAATCCATATCCGTGAACAACGGGTATGGATTATCTTTTTATAGAGAGGAACACATGGAGACTTTCGCACGACGTCTGGATGCTGAGGAGGCGGCGATTCTGCAGGATCATGTTCTCGGCCTCCTGTCCGCGACGAAGGGCGCGCATCTTGACATTCTGACCACCCTCGACGAGGAGGTTCCGGAGGTCTACAGCGACTACGAGGACACTATGCTCACCGTGATGCGCAGGGAGATCTCACGCATTATCGATTGGCTCAAGAACTACTGATAGGAGAACACACCATGGCCAACTACATTCTTCGCAACGCACGCCTTCTGTTCCGGAACTTCTCGGGGGCCCCGAACAAGTTCGGCAACACGGACAGGACGTTCTGCGTCATTCTGCCCCCCGACAAGGAGCGAGAGTTCCGGGAGGAGGGCTTCAACGTCAAGACCCTCAAACCTCGAGACGAGGAAGAGGAGGCCACGCCTTTCGTCCAGGTCAAGGTTCGTTACGGGTACCGTCCGCCTAAGGTCACTCTGATCGCCGCCGGAGCAAGAACCCCCTTGACCGAGGACACGATCGGTCAGCTGGACTTCGCCGATATCGAGCAAGCAGACTTGAGCATTCGTCCTTACCACGGTCGGACTCGAGCGGGCATCGAGTTCTGCACGGCATACCTCGACAAGGCGTATATCACGATCGCCACGGACGAGCTCGATGCGATTTACAATCCTCCTGCTCCAGAGGAAGAGGAGCCTCCGGAGGAGTGGCGCTGATGATCTGCAAGAAGGACGCAGGTAACGGTAAGGCCTTCTGGTCGGCGGTTACTGCTGATCGAGTTATTCTACCGACTGGAGTGAAGGTTGAGCGAATTTCCTATGATCCGACGGGATGGTGGCTCCTCAATGGGGATGACGAGTACTGGCTCTACACCAACGGCTATCGTATGACGGCACATCCAGTGGGGGAGCCCTATGTGATCTGCGACAAGTCGGAGTACGAGTACGGTCTCGAGGACGGCGCCATCGTCATCAAGGAACGGGAACATGCGGTGAACTCGGATAACGTCTCGAATCCGCCGCATTATGCTGATGGCTGGAGCAACGGCGCCGAGGTGATCGACCTCACCGAGCACCTCTCGTTCTGCGCGGGAAACGTCGTGAAGTACGTCTGCCGTGCGGGACGCAAGGATCCAGACAAGCACGTCGAGGATCTGGAGAAGGCTCGGTGGTATCTTGATCGAGAGATCAAAAGAGTCGAGGGGCACTGATGCGGTACCCATCAACCAAGAACCTGGCCGGGTACTATCAGACTCGAGCGGGGGCGGTCGTGAAAGCCGAGAAGCGGAACGACATGTGGACCGTGCACATCGGATCTCGTGACGTCGTGATCATCAGCGATGACGCGTTCTACTCACTGTTCTCGGGCATCGTCTGAGACAGCACTCGAACCCGGGGGTCCTCTGGAGACATTGGGCCCCCGGGTCACGCAACAGCACACTTTTTGTATTACTACAAAGATTGGAACACACACCATGACTTACGATGAGATTCTTGAGCGGGTCCAGTACTCGATATCGCAGGCCCAGCGAATGAGCTCGTATTGGTCGGCCACCCTTGACACTGCTCATTTCACGAATGACGTGATCTCGAAGATGGCTCGGGACTCCATGGAGTGCAAGAACCACATTCGGGCCCTCGACAGCCTCGAGGAGGACGCTCAGAACCTTCCGCTTCTCGTGGAGGACACCGACGTCTCGGACCTTCTCGCACTCGTGTTCCAGACCAGGGACGTCTGGAGCTCCATTCGCACCACTTTGAAGAAGACCCTGGGGGAGACGATCTGAGATGGACCGCATTCGCGTTATCGTCGAGTGGACTCGCATCACCGCCCGTTTCTGGAGGTTGTACGTCGATCCCTGGAACGAGGACCAGACGTTCCTACGCAATGACTATCGCACAGCCCATGCGTATCTCGAGGAGCTGAAGTCGCTCCCCGTTACTCCGGCTCTGATCACCGCCCAGGAGGAGCTCCAGACGCTTCTCCGCAATCTCGATTGGAAGGTCTCATGATTCTCCGTACCCGCATCAAGGATGCACCAGACATTGTGGACGAGATCACTGGACCTGTGACTGTCCTGGACGGTGAGTGGTGCATCCCGGTGACGTATCCGAACATGTTCCTCGAAGGCGACATCATAGAGGACGTGGTCCACTACAGTGATAAGCGATGGACCATCACGGAGACCGATGACGAGATCGAAGCCGTCTGGAAGCACGACCGTACGGAGGAAGCGCGCTGATGAGGACCATCGTATTTCACTTGACTCACACTGATCACAACGGTAACTTGCACACCGAGACTCGGCACTGGCAGGAGCGCGAGCACAGCGTTCAGAAGCTCCTGGACATCATGCTCCGCAAGCACCGTCTGCACCGCCCTCGCCTGGTCAACAAGCGGTATGAACTCGACCGCACCGTATACCACTACCACGCGGAGCTCTCGGATGACTGAGAGATGGATGGAGTCCACGTACTACGAGAATACCGAGGTGAGTGATCTCGGAAACATCCGACGAACCTCTGACAGGACTCCTCGTAATCACCCGATGCGGATTCGCAATCGCGCCACGACAGCTGAGCCATGCGTGACGCTGCATCCCATCGGCGCTAAGACCCCTGCGGGAGCAAAAGCCTGGCGCACCGTCCCCCTGCGACGAATCGTATGGGAGACATTCCACGACGAGAAGCTTCCGCGCGGAAAGTTCGTCAAATCCTTGAACGGAAACGTTGAGGACTGCCGTCTGTCGAATCTCTTCGTCACGTCTCCTCACGAGGTCAAACGAGCGAAGCTAGAGACCTGGACCATGACCGAGGACTACCGGCAATGCTATGAGTGGTTCACGCATTGTGTGAGTCTTGACGGGGAGGTCCGTAAGATCTCCGACGGATTCAGATACAAGTGGGGGAAAACGGGTCAGAATCGAAGGACGCCTTATGTCACCCTGTGCAAGGGGAAAACACGGGTCCACGTAGGCGTTGCCAGACTCATGGCGGACGCCTGGATCCGTCCACTGAATAAAGGGGAGCGGGTTGTCCTGGAAGATCCCGACGGCCCCCTCGCTCTTGAGAACATCCGGATCATGAAACTCGAAGACGCCATGATCTACACGCGAGGCATAGGTCTTGCCAAGGCAATGGGGTACTCGGCGGCGAGTTTCGAGAAGACCCCCGAGAAGCGCAAATACGAAGCGGCTAAGGCGATTGGAGCAGTCAGTGAGTGGGATGAATACATTTTCGGTTGACGAGTACCTGAGCGGGGCGATCGACGAGACAGTCATCGTGCACCGACCGACGGGCCGCCTGTGCTGGGACCACGTCACCTGGAGCTGGGGATGGTGCTCCGATATCGACCGGTATGTCCTGACGATCTGGGATCCGAAAGGCATCTCGGTCATCGGGACGCAGCTGTTCGAGAAGGGGAAGCACGTCTTCGAGCGATACACCGATCCCTCAGTGATCGTGACGGCGATTTGAGCGGCCGCGTTTGGGCTCCCGTGGGCGATGGGAGCCGCGTCGAGGTGTCTGTCGGCGGCGTCTGTCGCACTCGGAATGAGCGATACTACTACCGGACCTTCGAGAAGGACAACGGTTATCTCGTGGTCAATCTCCCCACCTTGAGCGGAAGCAGAACTTACTACTTGCACCGCGTTGTCTGGGAGGCGTTCAGAGGTCCTCTGAGCCCTGACGAGCACGTATACCACATCAACGGCGACAAGCGGGATAATCGCCTGGAGAACCTAGCTGTACGCTCCCGTTCAGACGGCGTGCGGCAATCCTGGGCCGATCGGAAGGAGGCTTGGACGCAGATGGCTCTTGAACTGGACTCATGGGCGTGATGCTCTGGAGTCACCAGCAAGAGGCCTTGCAGAAGATGACCGACGGGTGCATCCTGAAGGGCGGAGTGGGTTCCGGGAAGTCTCTTACGGCTCTGGCGTATATCGTCGAGTCGTATGAGACCCCCGTGTCCACTTCGCCCTCCGGGGCACCCGCCATGGTTTATATAATTTGCACGGCCAAGAAGAGGAATGACCGCGAATGGCATGATGAGGTCGTTCGTATGGGTCTTGAGGAGAGGGGGTATAGCGTTGTCATAGACTCCTGGAACAATATAGCCAAGTACAAGGGCGTGAGGAACGCGTTCTTCGTCTTCGACGAGGCTCGTGGAGGAGGTCAAGGGGCTTGGGGCAGGGCGTTCATTAAGATAGCCCGCCAGAACCGCTGGATACTCCTGAGCGCTACGCCCGGGGACGACTGGATGGACTACCTCAACGTGTTTCTCGCGCACGGGTTCTACCGCAACAAGACCGATTTCGTGGAGCAGCACGTCGAGTGGGACCGCTTCGCGAAGTACCCGAAAGTGAAACGTTGGCACAACCAGAGCAAACTCCAGGGTTTCAAGCGCCTCGTGACCGTTTCGATGCCGGATAAGCGCCACACGCGCCGAATTGTTGAGTGGGTGGATGTACCTTATGACAAAACGGCGTTCAAGACCTTGATGAGGGAGCGTTTCGATCCTTGGAAGATGGAGCCCATCGAGGATGCCGGAGCCCTGTGCTATGCAGCCAGGCGCATGGTGAACGACAACGAGGCTCGTATGGAACGCGTGAGAGCCATTCTGAGGCGTTTTAAGCGAGTGATCGTATTCTACTCCTTCGACTACGAATTAGAGCTTCTACGTGGCTTACACGGCCTCTCAGGGGTATCTGTGAGGGAGTACAACGGGCACAAGCACGAAGCCTTGCCCGATGGGGGGTCATGGGTGTACTTGGTGAACTACTCCTCGGGTGCCGAGGGGTGGAATTGCGTGACGACGGACTGCATGATCTTCTTCAGTCTGTCGTATTCCTGGCGTCAGACGCAGCAGTGCATGGGGAGGATCGACCGAATGAACACCCCGTACACGAACTTGAGGTATTGGTTTCTCTACACGCAGAGTGACATAGATCTCGCTATCCGACGTGCTCAGGGCCGAAAGGAGGTCTTCAACGAGAAATCTTGGGCTCTAAGCCGGGGCTGAGAAGCCGAATGTAAAACGGCTGCTACACCTCCACAGCCGGATCAAAAATGGCTATGGAGGTGTAGCAGTCACCCCTCGACGCGACTGGCCAGACAGATTTTGGCTGTTTTTTGGGTCGTCAGCCATTTTTGTGTCTTCAATTTCAGATTTGGCTGGAGGACTTTTCGTTGGAATCATGCGGTTTTGTACCCCCTAGAAGCCAAATCCTTACTTCTTACTACTTAGAAAATAAATAATAAAAAAAGAGAGAGAAATATAGAGATTTATAGCGGTATAGGGAAAACCCCGTTTTTGGCTCAAATCGTTTACTCCTGTCACACCAGTCACAAATAGTCACACCAGTTACAGGCTTCGCCACATCTTTAACACCAGTAACATCTGTAACATGTTTGGCTCTTACGCGATTCAACCCGCCCGATCCAAGATCTTCCATACCCACCATATCGCCTGCTCAACATGCACTATAATGAAGGAGGATCATCTCCTATCGATTTACCGGAGTCACCATGCTCGAACGAGACTTCCAGGCCAAGCTCATCAAGGAGATCAAGAACCGGCTTCCGGGCAGTATGGTTTTGAAGAACGACCCGAACTACAAGCAGGGTGTTCCTGATCTCCTCGTCCTCCATCGAGACCGATGGGCTGCCCTCGAGGTGAAGGCCTCCCCCAAGGCCAAGCACCGTCCGAACCAGGATTGGTACGTGTCCAAGATGGACGACATGGCTTACGCCGCGTTCATCGATCCGTCCAACAAGGAGCACATTCTAGATGAAGTTCAACGATCACTCGAGACTTGAGGGCGCACACGCATTCCTGAGCGCCAGCAAGCATCACTGGGTGAACTACGACGACGCCAAGCTGATCGAGTCCTACCGCACGGCCCAGGCCGCGGCTATCGGAACTCGTCTCCACGCAATGGCCGCCGAGCACATTCGCCTCGGTATGCGCATGCCCCGCAACAAGGTGACGTTCAACGCCTACGTGAACGACGCCATCGGGTATCGCATGACTCCCGAGCAAGTTCTCTACTACTCCCCGAACGTCTACGGGACCGCCGACGCCATCCGCTTCTACGAAGGTTCTCGATTTCTCAGGATCCACGATCTGAAGACGGGAACGACTCGGGTGAGCATGACGCAGCTCAAGATCTATGCCGCCCTCTTCTGCCTGGAGTACGACGTCCGCCCTGGCGATATTTCGGCGGAACTGCGGATCTACCAGAACGACGAGGTGATGATCGAAGAGCCCGATGTCGATGAGCTCGGGCATATCGTCGACAAGATCGTTCACTTCAACAAGCTTATCGAAGACATCAAGCTCGAAGATGCCTGAGTGCTAGAGCAGGAGGTTCAATGCTTCCGGACGATATTCTCATTCACTACGGCACCCCCCGCCATTCGGGACGGTACCCCTGGGGTTCCGGTAAGGATCCCTACCAGAGCGCCAAAAGCTTCTTCGCCGAGAGACAGCGCCTTCGCGACCAGGGATTGAGCGACACCGAGATCGCTCGAGGCTGGGGAATGTCCACAACCGAGTTCCGAGCCATCGGGATGCACCTGGGCGAGGAGAAGCGGGCGGGAGACGTTTCGCGAGCTGTCCGCATGAAGCAGGCCGGACTTCCGAACACGGTCATCGCCGAGAAGATGGGGATTAACGAATCCTCCGTTCGCAACCTCCTCTCCAAGGATACTCGCGAGATCAAGTCCAACGTCAATAAGACTGCGGACATTCTGGCGGAGCAGGCCAAGAAGCACAAGTACATCGAGTACGGCGCCGGAGTCGAGCTCAACATGGGGTGCTCCGACGCCACGCTTCGTACGGCGGTGGAGGTTCTCAAGCAGCGCGGGTACGTCACCAACGAGGTCTACATCAAGCAGGCCGGGAGCGATAAGTTCACCACGCTCAAGGTTCTCTCGCCTCCCGGAACGAAACGCTCCGACCTGATGGCCAACCGCGACAAGATCCGGACTCCCGGAATCGCGGCGGACCTTGATGGAGCGTTCACCACCGGGATCAAGAAGCCTTCGTCCATCTCGTCCAAGCGGATCAAAGTTCGCTACGACGAGGACGGAGGCACGGACATGGACGGCGTCATTCAGATTCGCCGCGGGGTGAAGGACCTCTCGCTAGGCAACAGCACCTACGCCCAGGTTCGAATCGCTGTGGACGGCACCCATTACCTCAAAGGCATGGCCATGTACAGCGATGACCTGCCCAAAGGCGTGGACGTCGTCTTCAACACGAACAAGAAGAAGGGCACCCCGAAGCTCGGCCCCAAGGACAACACCGTCCTGAAGCCGATGAAGAAGGACCCCGACAATCCGTTCGGCGCCACCATACGCAAGCAGCTGTACTTCAAAGGCAAGGACGGCAAGCGGAAGCTGTCGGCGATCAACATCGTCAACGACGAGGGGACCTGGGACAGGTGGAGTCAGTCTCTCGCTTCCCAGTTCCTTTCGAAGCAGTCCCCCGTTCTCGCCAAGAAGCAGCTCGCCAAAGTGCGGGAGTCGAAGCAGAAGCAGTACGACGACATCATGAAGCTGACGAACCCGAGCCTTCGGAAGAAGCTGCTCATTTCGCTGGCCGATGATTGCGACTCGGCGTCCGTCCACCTCAAGGCCAAGGCCCTTCCCGGTCAGAGTTCGCAGGTTATTCTTCCGCTTCCCCACATGAAGAAGAACGAGATCTACGCGCCGAACTATCGAGACGGCGAGATCGTATCGCTCGTTCGTTATCCGCATGGCGGTACTTTCGAGATCCCTCAGCTCGTCGTCAACAACCGTAACAAGAAGGCTCGCCGCACACTCGGGCAGGTGACTGACGCTGTCGGTATTCACCCCAGCGTTGCGGAGAGACTCAGCGGTGCCGACTTCGACGGGGATAGCGTGGTGGTCATTCCGCATCGCGGTAAGACCAGGATCAAAGCCGCCAAGCCGCTGAAAGGTCTGGAGGGCTTCGATCCGAAAAGGGCGTATCCGAAGTACACCGGGATGAAAGTCATGTCCGACACCCAGACTCAAATGGGCAAGATCAGCAATCTTATCACCGACATGACCATCAAGGGCGCCAGCGAGCAGGAGTTGGCCCGGGCTGTTCGTCACTCCATGGTCGTTATCGACGCGGAGAAGCACCAACTCAACTATAAGCAGTCCGAGCGTGACAACGGCATAGCCGCCCTTAAGAAGAAGTATCAATCCGGTGGAGCATCCACTCTCATTTCGAGGGCCAGCGGCGAGAAGCGCATACCCAAGCGCAGGGCCCGCTCTGCTCGAGAGGGTGGGAGTATTGATCCGAAGACCGGCAAGAAGGTGTGGGTCGAAACCGGGGAGAGCTATATCGACTCCCGGGGCAAGAAGGTGCTGCGCACTGAGAAAGCCCCACGTATGGCTCTGACCGATGACGCCTACTCCTTGTCTTCGGGCACCCGGATGGAGAACCTGTATGCCGAGCACGCCAACTCGCTTAAGGCCATGGCCAACAAAGCGAGAAAGGAAGCCGTGTCACAGCCCCGGGTCAAGAAGAATCCCCAGGCCGCCCGGCGTTATTCTCGAGAGGTGGCTGAGCTCAAGGCCCAGATCAATGTGGCCCGTAAAGCGAAGCCCCTGGAGAGACAGGCACAGGTTATTGCCAACGGCGTGGTCGATGCCAAGGTGCGTTCAAATCCCGACATGTCTTATAAGGACCGGGCCAAAGTAACGGCCATGGCATTAAAGACCGCCCGTCAAAGACTGGGGTACGATAGAAACGCCACCCGTATCCGCCCCACCCCCCTCCAGTACCGGGCCATCCAGGAGGGTGCTGTGTCGCAGTCGATGATTGATCAAATTCTCGAAAGCGCAGATTTGGATCACCTCAAATCATTGGCCATGCCCAAGCAGACCCAGCCCCTCACAAGGCGCCAGGCGAATCGCATTTCCATTTACAGGAAGAACGGTTCGACCGTCGCCGAGATCGCCGATGCCCTTGGCATCAGTCCTGCTAGAGTTCGAGAGTATCTTTCGGGTACTGCTGCAGTGGTCTAGCCACAGGACTCTGCATACGAAGCTTCTCTGAGCTTGCGTTCCATTGTTTCCTGATCCTGCAGAGAAGCTCGCTCGGGCCTTCACTCCACACAGGGTCTCTGAGAAGGCCTTCTGCACAGGGCCTCTATGGCGGCTCCTACACAAGGGGTTCTCCGTAGGGGCCCTGCGCACACCTGATCGTACACACTATTACAGCAGAGGTGGTGCACCCCTACCATGCAGGCTGCTAGGCTTACCACACTGGACAACCCTTACGATCCATTCGATTCATTCTATCAATGGTATGAATGGGATGAGGCACATGGGTACCACACCACCTCCTACCTGGGTAGGGTGGCATGGACTAGTGACGAACTGTCTGAAGCTGATGAAGTTCTTGCAACGAATCAAGCGATCGATGAGATCATCGAGCTCGACTTGACAGGAAACTACAAAAAGGTTGAATCAAGAGAAAGCTGAAAGTTCGAATCTTTCTATTTCTATTTTCAGCTGAACGGGGGGAGAGGGGTCGCACGATCGACACCCCCCGGGCTTCGGCCGTCCACATCATATTTGACCCGGAGGAGTATTTTCGGTCGGGATTCGGACCAGGCCACGCGATTCGCACCTGACGCGTTTTCTTGTGTGTTCCTTTCCGCGTCGGGAGGGGTTGCTTGAGTCGCGTGGTCTGACCTGAATCTCGGTCGAACTCCGCCACAACACATCGTATCGGGGGGCAAACTCAATGCCGCGTAAGGCAAAGCCTATCGAAGTACCGAAGAGGCCGCCCCGTTCCCCGGAAGAGGCCGAGGATCGTCTAATCTCCCTGGCAACCACGAGGGCTGAGATGATGCTGGCCGAGGGTACGGCGCCTCCGTCGGTTGTGATCCACTATCTCAAACTCGGCACCAGTCGCGAGAAGCTCGAACAGGAGCGACTCCGCGCCGAGAACAAAATGCTCAAGGCCAAGGCCGAAGCACTCGAGGCTTCCGCTAGAGGCGAAGAGGCGTACGCAGAGGTACTTAGAGCATTCCGTGCTTATTCCGGCGGTGGTGTCGGTGAGGACGTACTCTGAACTGATCGAGCTTCCGGATTGGGATTCGAGACTGCGCTACTTGCAGACTTTCTCGGACCCATACGCACGTACATTCGGCGAGGGGCGCTACCTGAACCAGAGGTTCTATCACTCGCCGGAGTGGAAGAGGTCTCGAGACATCACGATCGCTCGAGACCTGGGTCGAGACTTGGGCGTCGAGGGGATGGAGATCCAAGGGAAGCTCCTCGTCCATCATATGAATCCGATGAAGCCAGAGGACCTCATGGACTTCAATCCCGCGGTGCTCGATCCGGAATACCTCATCACCGTATGCCACGATACACATAACGCTATACACTACGGCTTCGCTCGAGAGAGTGAGCTGATCGAACGTCGAGAGGGCGACACCAAGCTATGGTGAACAAGTATCGAGACGAGCTCTTTCACTACGGCGTTCCGGGAATGAAGTGGGGTCAGCGCAAGACCTACCAGAAGGTCGGCCAGCAGACCATCGGCTCGAAGTCCACGGCGCAGATCATCGCCGATAAGAGAGCTGCACTTCGCTCGGAAACCCAAGGTCGATTCGCTAAGGCATCCGTCTCGTACTTCGCCAAAATGGCCGGAGTCCAGCGAGGTGCCGCAAACGCGAAGAAACAACACGACGCCAAGGTCGAGCGAGAGCGGAAGAAGAAAGAACGGGAGCGGATCCGTGCCGAGAAGGCCGCCGCTCGAGCAGCAAGAAAGGCGGCACGAGGCAAGTGACCCGTTATAAGGACGAGCTGTTCCACTACAGCACAAAGCCTTCAACTGCGCAGCTCCTTCGTGAGAAGAAGCGCGTTTCAGTGGAAGAGGACACTCGGGCCGACGACGAGAAGCCGACCAAGAAGAAGCTTTCCCGTCGTCAGATGCTTCTACAGGCTCTCCAGAAGAACCCGACGAAGATCGGAACTGATGCGGATGAGCCCGAGGGGGACGAAGAAGACGAGTCGGATCAGGACCTCTCGGCCAAGTCCAAGCGCAAGAAGCTCGCTTCCAAGAGTGTGAAGGGTAAGCCGCGCTTCCCTCTCAAGAAGGCTTCACGCTAATGGCTGACGGGTCGATTCTCCAGACCGTAAAGAAGATGCTCGGCCTCGAGGCATCGTATACGGCATTCGACGACGAGCTCGTCTCGCACATCAATTCGGCGATCTTCGAGTCGGCCCAGCTAGGCCTGCCTCGCTTCCACATCACCGGCCCGACCTCGACGTGGGGTGAATGGCTCGGCGAGGACGAGTTCAAAATCGAGGCGGTCAAATCACTGATCTATGCGCGCGTTCGACTCGACTTCGATCCGCCGAACAACTCGTACGTCACCGAGGCGTTTCAGAAGCGGATCGTCGAATTGCAGTGGCGCATCAACCAGGAGAAAGAATTCTCATGAGTAACTCCATCTCTCGCCCAGAGGATGTCCTTGCGCATTACGGTGTCAAGGGCATGAAGTGGGGTATTCGCCGTTCCCGCAAGAGCAGCGGTCCGAGTCAGACGGGCCCAAAGAAGCAGGAGGCTCGCAAGGCGTCATCTCTGTCCGACGCAGAGCTTCAGCGTCTCGTGAACCGTGCTAACCTAGAGCGTCAGTACAATCAGGCGTACGGTCCTAAGCCCTCACAGCGCAGTCGACTCAAGAAGCAGCTCGCCTCGCTTCCGGGCGACATCGCCGTGAGCGCCATCCGCAACGTCGGCACGAAGTACGCCACCAATTATCTCGACAGCGCCGTATCCGCAGGAGCCAAGGCATCCAAGAAGCGGAAGAAGCGGGGCTGAGCTCTTAAATGCTCAGTAATACCGCAACCCCGCGTTATTATGCTGAGTTCCGTGCGCGAGTCCTGTCAGGGGAGATCCCGGTATGTCACGAAATCGAACTGGAGATGAATCGGATCGATGACCGTGTTCGTAATCCTAGTTTCTACTATGACGATCTTGCGGTCGAGGGTTTCATCCGCTTCTGCGAATCGGAGATGACGCTCACCGACGGTCAGGATCTGGTCCTTCTGGACTCGTTCAAGTTATGGGCCGAGGAGATCTTCGGATGGTGGTATTTCATCGAGCGCTCGGTCTTCGTCCAGAACGAGAATGGCCGCGGAGGGCATTTCGAGAAACGGAAAGTCAAGCAGCGCCTCATCAACAAGCAATACATCATCGTTGCTCGAGGCGGAGCCAAGTCTCTATACGAGACGCTGCTGCAAGCGTATTTCCTCACAATCGATACCACCACGACCACGCAGATCACTACCGCCCCGACCATGAAACAGGCCGAGGAGGTCATGCAGCCCCTTCGAACCGCCATGACTCGGAGCAAGGGTCCGCTGTTCTCCTTCCTGACCGACGGCGAGATTCGAAACACCACGGGTTCCAAGGCCGATCGTCAGAAGCTCTGCTCCACCAAGAAGGGGATCCAGAACTTCATGACGAACAGCCTCGTCGAGGTTCGCCCCATGTCCATCGACAAACTTCAGGGGCTTCGACCCAAGCTCTGCACGGTGGACGAGTGGCTCTCCGGCGATATTCGAGAGGATGTCGTAGGCGCTCTCGAACAGGGGGCGTCCAAAGTCAACGACTGGCTCATCGTGGCTGTCTCCTCCGAGGGCACGGTCCGAAACGCCAGCGGTGACGACATCAAGATGGAGCTCCTCAAAATCCTCAAAGGCGAATATCGAGACGAGCACACGTCCATATTCTACTACCGCCTCGACGATGTCAAAGAAGTTGGAAATCCGGATACTTGGGTGAAGGCTCAGCCGAACCTCGGCATGACCGTCACATATGACACATATGCTCGAGACGTTGAGCGCGCCGAGAACGTTCCCTCAGTCAGGAACGATATCCTGGCCAAGAGGTTCGGTCTCCCCATGGAGGGGTACACGTACTTCTTCACCTACGACGAGACGATTCCGCATAGGAAGCAGGATTTCTGGCAGTTGCCTTGCGCTATGGGTTGCGATCTATCCCGAGGCGACGACTTCACGGCGTTCACGTTCTTGTTTCCCCTCAGCGGAGATCGTTTCGGTGTGAAGACCCGGTGCTATGTTTCCGAGAAATCCGTCTTGATGCTCCCCGCATCACTGCGACGCAAGTATCAGGAATTCCTTGACGAGGGCTCCCTTCAAGTCATGGACGGAACCGTTCTCGACATGATGGAAGTCTACGAGGATCTCGATCGCTATATTCTCGACCAGAATTACGACGTTCGGGCAATGGGGTTCGACCCCTACAACGCTCGGGCGTTCGTGGAGCGCTGGACTCGAGAGAATGGCGAATACGGAGTCGAGAAAGTCGTCCAGGGCGCCAAAACAGAATCCGTGCCCCTCGGAGAGATCAAGAACATGGCGTTCAACCGTCTGCTTCTCTTCGATCAGGCGATCATGCAATTCACTATGGGGAATTGCATCGCCCTGGAGGATACCAACGGCAACCGCAAGCTTTACAAGGATCGCAGAGAGCAGAAGATCGACTCCGTGTCGGCACTACTCGATGCTTGGGTTGCATACAAAGTCCACCGAGAGATATTCGACTGAAAGGAGGCCGGCGGTGTCATTCGCGTCCAGGCTCAAGCACGCCTACAACGCGTTCACGAATCAGGACAGATCACCGGACTGGAATCTTGGTACTTCCTACGCCAGTCGACCCGATCTCCCTCTCAGCGTGTATAACATGGACTCGTCCATCGTCAACACGCTTTACAACATCATCTCGATCGACGTGGCGGCTACTCCGATACGGCATATTCAGCTGGGCGAGAATGGTCGCTTCGAGTTCGAGCGAGCGTCGTCTCTCAATGACTGTCTCGAGTTCGCGCCGAACAAGGACCAGAGCGGGCGAGCCTTCATCCAGGACATCGTCCATACATGCTTCGAGTACGGAGCGGCGGCCGTGGTACCTGTCGACACGGACCTGAACCCGAGGGAATCGAACACCTTCGAGATCAAGTCCATGCGTGTCGGCTACGTGACGCAGTGGTATCCCGACCATGTCAAGGTACGGCTCTACAACGATCGCAAAGGCGAGCGTGAAGAGCTGATTCTGCCGAAGAGGACTGTGGCTATCATCCAGAACCCGTTCTACGAGGTGATGAACAAGCCGAACTCCACTCTTCAGCGCTTGGCGCAGAAGCTCACCCTTCTGGATGTCGCGGACAAGAGGGCGTACTCGGGCAAGCTAGATATCATCATACAGCTGCCCTACACCATCAAGTCCGAGGGTCTGCAGAAGCGAGCCGACGCCAGACTGAATCAGATTTCGGATCAGCTCACCAAGTCGACGTACGGAATCGCCTACGCTGACGGTACAGAGAAGATAACGCAGCTCAACCGTCCGGCCGAGAGCAATCTTCTGGCCCAGATCCAGTATCTGACCAAGGAGCTCTACGCTCGACTCGGCGTCACCGAGAACGTCTTCAACGGCACGGCCAAGGAAGAGGAACTCGCGCAGTACTGGAACCGAACGGTTGAACCGATGCTCGACGCAATCTCAATCGCGTTCACTCAGACGTTCCTCACCAAGACCGCCAGGACACAGGGACAGCGAGTCAAGTACCTGAAGGATCCGTTCCGTCAGGTACCGCCGTCCAAGATGATCTCGGCGCTCGACACCCTCCTTCGAGACGAGGTCATCTCGTCCAACGAAGGCCGTTCGTACCTGTCCCTTCCGCCCGCTCCTGACGATGGTGCGGACGCCCTGCAGAATGCGAACATCAACCCGTCCGCCAGCACGGCGCTGGACGCGTTGCCGTCTCAGGCCACGCCGGCCCAGGACGAGTACGACACTGAACCTACGGACGGAGGTCAAAATGGCGTATGACTTCAGCGGGTACGCCACAAAGAACGACCTGACCTGCTCAGACGGTCGGATCATTCGCCGCGACGCCTTCCGTGACAATGACGGAGCCACCGTCCCGCTTGTGTGGCAGCACGGTCATAACGACCCTGCGAACGTTATTGGACACGCGAAGCTCGAGAATCGCAAGGACGGCGTGTACGCCTACTGCTCCTTCAACAAGACCGACGCGGCTGAGACTAGTCGCGAGCTGGTCGAGAATGGAGACGTGGACTCGCTGTCGATCTATGCCAACCGCCTGTCCCACTCAGGACCCAGCGTGACGCATGGAAACATCGTTGAGGTCTCGCTCGTGCTTTCGGGTGCGAACCCCGGGGCGCTCATCGACAACGTGGCCATTCAGCACTCCGACGGATCCTACGAGGACGCCGAGGATGAGGCCATCATCTACACCGGCACTACCCTCTCGCACTCGGACGAAGAGTCCGAGGATGAAGAGGACACCGAAGAGGAAGAGGAGGCCGACGTGGCCGACGAGGAGTTCGATGTCAACGAGTTCGTTGACTCCCTCACCGACGAGCAGGTTGACACTCTGTACGATTTCATCCAGTCCCTCCAGGACGAGGATGACGACAATGACAACGACGAGGCCGAGCACGGTTTCGGCAAGGAGGATGTTCTGGTGCACTCCAACATCTTTGAGGGTTCAGACGAGCCGGTCTACGGTGAGGTTCTGTCCCACTCCCAGATTCAGGAGATCTTCGAGGACGCTGCCCGCCCGGGCATGACTCTCAAGACCTCGTTCCTGGCCCACGCTCAGGACTACGGCATCAAGGAGCCGGAGAAGCTGTTCCCCGACGCCACGCTGGTGGACAAGGAGCCCCAGCGCGTCATGCGCGAGAACAGCTGGGTCTCCAAGGTTCTCAACGGCTGCAAGCACACGCCGTTCTCCAGGGTTAAGACCCAGTGGTCCGACCTGACCCCTGACGCTCTGCGCGCCAAGGGCTACGTTAAGGCCAGCCGCAAGAAGGACGTCGTCTACGAGGTGGCCAACCGTACCACCACTCCGACCACGATCTACAACAAGACTCGCATGGACCGCGACGACATCCTGGACATCACGTCCTTCGACGTTGTCGCCTGGATGAAGCAGAACCTGCGTCTCGCTCTTGACGAGGAGCTGGCTCGCGCTATCCTGATCGGTGACGGCCGTGACGTGTCTTCGCCGGACAAGGTCAAAGAGGCCAACATCCGTCCGATCTGGAAGGATGACGAGCTCTTCGCCCACAAGGTCACCCTGGATGCCGCTGCGGATCAGTACGCCGTCATCGACGCCGTTCGCCGCGCCAGGAAGAACTACAAGGGATCAGGATCCCCGGTTCTCTACACCACCAACGAGTTCGTCTGCAACCTGCTCGAGCTCCGCGACAAGAACAACCGGTATGTCTTCCAGACTCCGCAGAACATCGCCACCAGCCTGAACGTCTCCGATCTGGTCGAGGTTGAGGTCATGGAGGGCGCCGAGCGTGACGAGGGCGGCAAGCGCAAGCTGCTCGGTATCATCGTCAACCTGGCCGACTACACGCTGGGTGCCGACAAGGGAGGCGAAGTCAACTTCTTCGACGACTTCGATCTGGACCTGAACCAGCAGAAGTACCTGCTGGAGACTCGCTGCTCCGGCGCGCTGACCAAGTACAAGAGCGCTCTGGTCATCGAGCAGAAGACGGCCTGATTCTTCAAAATGGCTAAGTTCTTCGGAAAGATCGGTTACGGCGAGTCCGTACAGGTCAAGCCCGGGGTTTGGCAGGATAAGATCACCGAGAGATCGTACTACGGCGACGTCACGCGAATGATGAAGCAGTATGTCTCGACCGACAAGGTGATTCCGGATCTCCGCACGAACAATCAGATCCGCATTCTCGCGGACGCGTTCGCTCTGGAGAACTTCACGGCCATCAAGTACGTGGAATGGATGGGGGCGCGCTGGTCCGTCAGCAATGTCGAGGTCGCACGCCCCCGTCTAGTCCTCGACCTCGGAGGGGTGTACAATGGGCCGACTGCAACTCCATGAGTCTTTGGTTGGGGCCCTTGGCTCGGACCATGTGTACTACCAGCCACCGGAATCGGTCAAGCTCGTCTATCCATGCATCGTTTATCAGCGCAACAACGCTTCCCCGTATTACGCCGATAACGTGCTGTGGTGGAACTTGATCGGGTATCAGGTCACGGTCATCGATCGTGATCCGGATAGTCCAGTAAACGACAAGGTGGCCGCAATACCGACGGCTCGATTCAGCCGCTTCTTCGCGACTGAGGGCCTCAACCACAATGTGTTCACCATCTACGCTTAGGAGGATGCAGCATGGCTGCTCTCACCTGGGACCAGGATGGCGCTCGCGTCTACGAGACTGGTGTTGACCACGGCGCTCTGTACGTCGTGGACTCTGGCACCGGCAAGTACGGCAAGGGCGTGGCCTGGAACGGTCTCACCAAGGTCACCGAGACCCCGTCAGGCGCCGACATCTCCGATGTCTACGCAGACAACATCAAGTACCTCTCCCTCCAGGCCGCTGAGACCTTCGAGGGCACCATCGAGGCCTACACGTTTCCCGACGAGTTCATGGCTTGTGATGGTACCGAGGCTGCAGAGGCCGGAGTCTACCTCGGCCAGCAGGCTCGTGCGAAGTTCGGTATTGCCTACCGGACCGTCAAGGGCAACGACACCAAGGGCAACGCGTTCGGCGAGAAGATCCACGTTCTCTATGGTCTGACCGCTCAGCCTTCGGAGCGCGCTTACAGCACAATCAACGACTCTCCTGAGGCCATCAGCTTCTCATGGAGCGTCAAGTCGACTCCTGCCGCGGTCACAGGTCACAAGCCTGTCTCCGTCATCACGCTCGACAGCACCGTGCTCACCGCCACGAAGTACAAGGCTGCCGTGGAGACGCTGTTCGGCAAGTCCGACACCGATCCGAAGCTCCCCACACCGGACGAGCTCATCACCGTCATCAAGAACGCGGCCTGATATACGCCTGTGCCCTCGGTCGATTACAAAATCCCGAGGGCGCAGCGCCTCGATTGGAACACACATGCTTACACTTCAGATCCACGGGGAGGAGAAGTACGACGATGTACGCAATCTCTTCATTCCGGGAATAGTCACCGAGCTGAAGCTCGAACACAGTCTTCTGTCCCTGTCAAAATGGGAATCGATCTGGAAAGTGCCGTTCCTCGGTAATCGGGAGCGCACTGCCGAGCAGTCCCTCAGTTACATCGAGTGCATGACAATCGGAAAGGTCAACCCTCTGGCGTACTCCCACCTTACACCAGAGCATGCCCAGAAGGTTGCCGACTACATCAACGACCCGATGACAGCGACGACATTCCGAGATCACGGTCCGGGATCACGAGAGATCATCACTTCGGAACTGATCTACTACTGGATGGCCACTTTCTCAATTCCGTTCGAATGCGAGAAGTGGCATCTGAACCGCCTCATGACTCTGATCCGTGTCTGCGGCGAGAAGAACAAGGATCCCAAGAAGATGAGCCGGGCCGAGATAGCTCGTCAGAACCGTTCGCTTAATGCGGCCCGTAGAGCGAAGATGGGAAGCAAGGGATGATCACAGGAACCATCTCCGGGAAGTCCAACCCGGGGTCCACCGTCGTTGTGGATGTGGTTAACGGGTCCTCTACCTCTCTCACCACGATCGATGGAAACATCAACATCCAGGCCGTGGGATCCGAGGGCGCTTACACCCGAATCTACGTCTACTACACGGACAACACGAGCGCGAAGTATACCGGAGCCCTCAGCGAGAAGCGACCGATTTCATTCAACGCGACCAAGAACACCGGAGGCGGAGGCAACGGCAATGTCCTCATCCTGCCGGTCGGTGGCGAGGTTCCGTCGGGGACGCCGTCGAACACGGTGGTCGTTCGTAGGACCGTCTGATGGCCATGCGAATCCGCGGATCCGTCAACAGCTCGGATCCCACGAAGCCGCTCAGCTACATGGGAGCGTTCAAGTCCGGCGACTGGGGACTCCTCGTCGTGGCCGGTCAGTTCGGAACGCAGGGGGATGCCACGCCTGCGGGCTGGACCGGCATTTACGAATCGGACAAGAAGGGCGAGAACTGGATTCGCTCAACCACGGTAGCCGTGCACAAGGCCCAGTGGGGGACTGAATTCCGCAACATCAACTGGGGGTCCAAGAACGCCGAATACAAAGGGCGCCAGTGCGCGTACCTCGTCGTGATCGACGGGTCCACCATCGATGATATGAAGCTCGAGGCTATTCATAGCACTGAGAACGCACAACTCATAAGCGACGTTCCATGCTTCGGCATCATGACGATGCACGCCACGGCCGCCGAGGGCATCGTTACTTTTCCCAGCACCACGACCATTGTCACGAATGGCGCTTGGGGGAAGAAGACCGACGCGAGTTGGAGCTCGATCGCAGTAAACTACGCCACGGCCCCTTTCACCGCGCCTGCGGGCGGGACCGTCGCCAAGAGTCGCACCTTCGTCAAGGTCACAGAGCACGTCGAGCAGGCGAGCGAAGACCCGACGATGGCCAACGGCACGAGAGTGGAGTACTTCGTCTGGTCCGGCACCGATGCGATCTCGTGCGTCAGTATGAAGGCGATCCCTTACGGATCTCGCTCTGTTGAGGAGATGCTCAGGACCCCGAAGTTCTTCGTAGCCCACCGAGGGGGGTCCGTATCCTGGCCGGAGCACACTGAACG